CACGAAGTTTTTTAAATATTTTGTGTGTTTCTCGTAAATGACCTCCAATTACATGATGAGTTTATCCTGCCATAGCACCAGCAGCAACAGCATGGACTGCTGCTCCTTCGATATTCCCGTTTACCAAATGATGAACAGCATGTGCTATATGATGACCAACAGGACCACTAGCATATGCAGCAATACCTGCAACAGTAGGACCTAAAACACCATGTTTCGCGAGAGGATTATTGCGTTTCTGTTCAGCACGAACATGCAATTTCCATGCTTGATGATAATCTCTCATCATATTAAGGATTTCGTCAAGCTGTTCCTGTTCTTCTAACCATAGTTGGTATTGTTCTGTAAGGGTCATTCATGTATTCCTATTTAAATTCTTTATGTGGTATGGTATGATGAATCTCTGGATTTTTCATAATTCCTTCAGGATAATCTTCAATTTCTTCTCGTGCGTCTAAAGGGTGTAGGTTTTTTGTTCTTCTTTTATTCAAATCTTCTTGTGCTTCATGGTCATGATTTCCAATAACTATGTGAAAATTATGTAATATTCTTCCCATGTCACTTGATCTATATCTTCTCCAGGTTCCAAGTGCTCTTCTTAAAATTTCATGGTCATCATGCTCAGGTGATATTGGTGTATAATGAACACCTGATTCTTGTGTTTCGGATTTAATATGTCCCTGTCCAGCCAAACCTCCTGTTTTACCTCGTTCCCATCGTTGACTTAAATGTGTTATTTCTTTGGTTCCTGAAGGAGAAGGGTCAGATCTAAATCCTACATCTTTACTAGATTTCATTGCTTCACGAGTATTTTTAATAATTCGTTGACCTATTTCAGATGATGCTAATTTTTTCACTTCATAATCATAGATTTTTTCATAGAGATATTGCTTAAAGGATTTCATTCTTTTTTACTCTTAAGTTGTTCTAATAGTTCAGCGGTTGATCCAACGAATAGGTTATTATTCACGACCTTTGCTTCTTCTACTTGACCACCATTCTTTTCTTTTTCGATTTCAAGTTTTAATTTTTCAATTTCAAGTAACTGTTTATTTGCATTGACAATTTGACCCATCAATGTAGATACGACTTCATATGCTCTTGGGTGTTGACTAGATGATGCAATTTGAGCTAATTCTTGTAAAGCTATTTCTCCTACATCTGCTGCATTACGTATATTTGATTGAACTTCTGCAAATTGTTCATCACTATCAATTTTTTTTGTTTTTGCAGGAACATTTATTGTTTGTGTCATTGGAGTCACATCTAAAGCTTTACTAATTGGATCATTATTCATTTTAGGTGCTCGTATTTGCATCTGTTGAATCTGACCATGTTTCAATAAATCCATAAGTATCATCTATTTCAATATTTGCATATGGTATTGTAATAGAACTATTTGTTGTTGCATTACCATTTGCATCTAATCCAGGTTTTACTGATACTGACATAACTTGTGTATTTGTTGTTACTGTATTTCCAATAAAGAATTGGGTATTAGAAATTTTAATGATAGGTTTATCAACAATTGGTGCAAACATAAAACCTTTAATCATAAAATTTAAAGTCCAAACAATCATTCTACGTTCATCAAATCCACCTTCATAACTATCTTGTAAACTAACTTGTGTTAATACTACAGGTAAATCTAAAGTAATATCCATTTCAGGTACTAGATTTACTGTTGAAGTGAATTCAGGTGTAAAAAATGGTATAATCTGTTCAATGATTTTAGTACCATCTTCAACATGTTTAGCATAACAATATAATGAAAAATTAAAATTATATGGAATTTTATTATACATACGTTTTAATTTATTTGCATCATTATCATTTTTACGAACAATACGATTCAATGATGATAATTTTCTATTTGGATCATACATAATTGAATCAAGTTCAAATGATAATCTAGGTAAAGTAATTGCAGCTTCTCTTTGGATTTCTGGATCTGCTAGAACACGTGCAATTTCTTTATCTTTTGGTCCATATTGCATTGGAACACGAAATAAATGAGTGACATTATTTGAATCATCTGTTCTTGATATATGAATATTATTGAACAAAGTACCAAAATAAACAACCATTTTTCTTGTTGTAGAAAAGTAAAATGTATCGTGACCAAACATTAATATTTCCCATCCGATGCACCACCAAAGGGATTTGTTTCATCCCAATTAATGAGTGTGTTTGCTGTATCTCTAGATGATTCTACTTCTATCCTATCATTATCCGCTAATGGGTCAAATGCAGGCAATATAGAATTATACTCTTCTGTTACAAGATATGTATTTGCTTCTGTAGTAAGTACAAAATTATCTTGGGTTAATATACCATAATCATAGATATTAAAGGAATAATTTTGTTGTAAATCATCAATTTCAGCGATACCTGTAGTAAATTTTTCATTAGAATATTCAAATAATTCACATGTGATATCATACATTTGTAGTTCACCTAATTGATAAAAATATGGTTTCTTTTCTACATATTTGATATCAAAAACTTTTTTATTAAGTGGAAAATATATCAAGTCCCCTTCACGTGGTCTTAGTAATGATGATTCTGCTTCTTTTATTTCATTTTCAAAGGTTCTTTTAGCAATTGTAAAAACTATCTGGTCTCTGATTTCAAGACCAAATTTTGACATGAAAGAACCTTGTCCACCAAAACCTTCTATTGATTTGATATAAATTTCTATTTGGTAATATGTATCATATGTTGGAACATCATCTTCTCCATAAATTCCATCATAACTATTTTCCCTACGTGGAAGATAGAACATATCTTGACCATACTGGCGAATAGATTCAACAACAATGGAATCTAATAATTCCTGTTCTGCAGAACTTCCAAAGTTATTGAAAAATGGGTTTGTGGTCATTAAATTCTTTTATCCTTATTTGCCATGCTTTCTTAGAGTTTCTCTAGCTTTTTTACGAACACCTGGATCTTCATCATCAACTAATTCACCTTTTTTATTGTTTAATCCTTTATAAATCATTCCGTGTTCTGGTATAAATCATTCCGTGTTCTGGACCCTTTCTTTCGTTTTCTGGATTAAACCCTAATTCTTTATAAAAAGATATTAGTCTTTTATGATTTTCTGGATTATATTCGCCACCACCGACTGCTGTATCAGGAATTAGTTTTATTGGGTGTCCAAACTTATCTGTGTGGGATTTCAACATTTCCATAGCTCTAGTGCCTAATTTTTTATTTCTATGTTCTTCTGGAACAATAATAGAATTAACTTTTATATGGTCATCGTGATGCTTTGCATTTATTTTTACACCTAATTTTTCTATATTTTCTATAGTATTTTTAAAGTGTTCGTGTGCATCATTTTCTTCTGTGAATTGTTTAAAACTCAACATTCTTCTATCCTAATTTGCCATGCTTTCTTAGAGTTTCACTAGCTATTTCACGAACTGTTGGATCTTCATCATTAACTAATTCACCAGCATATTTTGGATGTTTAGCGACTGCTTTACGAACATATGGATGCTCATCTTTAACTAATTCACCAGCATATTCTGGACGTTTAGCGACTTTGTGACGAGCAAATATATTCCCATGAATAACAAGTTTATTAACATTTTCATCATTAATTTTAAAATATGGATTTTCGTGTGACAAATTAGCAGCTAGTATTTCTGGATGTTTTGATTTAGCTAGTGATTTTTGAATGTCTGAATGCAAATCCTTGAATCCAACTTGATTATCTTTTTCATCCATAAATTGGGCTGATGCATTATGAAATTGATATTTTCTACCACCATGTTGAATAACAAACATTGGACCATCTTCATTATAATGATTAAACATATTATCTTTTTTACCAGCTGTACACCACTTTGTCCCAGCACCATATGAACAAGCTGCTTGTTCAGTTTTTATATGGTGCACTGTTACTCCTCTTTCTTCATCATTATGAACTAAATCAGCACCTTCACTTTTAATAGTCTTTTTTTCTTGTCGTTTTGAAGTGGCAGTAGTTCCCAAATGTGGTTCAACAGCAGCTTCAACGTCAGATAATGATTTATATTGATTAATATCTTTCTTTTCTAATTTACCTTTATGTGTTTCAAAATTACTTAATGCTTCTTTAATTCTAGGATGGTCTTCTTGTCTGATATTACCCTTTTTATATTGGTTTAAAATCCATTGAGTATGTATTTTCTTTTTGGTAGGGTCTGCCTTATTAGCAAAATGGTCTACAATATCAGACGTATTTTTATGTTGAGCCTCAGGATCATGTGAAGTATCAAATCCATCATTGAAAACTTTTGTCTTCAAAGTTTCTATTCT